ATTGATGCTGTCTCAAACGCTGAAGGCGCTGAAAGCACTAACAGACTAGCAGATGCAATCAACAGTCTGGTTAGAGGGCAGGCCAACAATCAAGGAACAACAAACACAATAGAACTTGATGGCCGAGTATTGGCTAGGTGGATTGACAGACATGATGCAACACGGTTCAGGGCCTCAATTGAACGCTAGGAGAAACAAATGGCAGATTACATAATCGATTATGCAAACGTAAAGAATTATTATTTTATTTTCTATTCTGTGGTTTCCGGTGATAAGGTTGAATTCCCAGCTTTGTTAACTAAACTAGACGATAAGTTCTCTCCGAGTTGGAACCCTCAAAAAGTCTTCGGCCGACAAGATCCGATTTTAACTTTTCAAGGAACTGAAAGAACAATGGACGTTGCTTTTGATGTCCCTTCCCATAGCAAAGAACAAGCATCATTAAACTTAGCTTCTCTTAACAAACTAATCAATTTTCTTTATCCAGGGTTTATTGAAGCAGGATCTGCAAATGCAATCTCGGCGTCTCCCTTATTGCGAATAAAATTTGCGAACTTAATCTATGACCAATCACGAGGGGTGCCCAGCGACGACCCAAAAAGTGGATTAGTTTGCGGCATAACCAACTTTTCCCATAGTTTTAAATTTGATGGGTCTGCTGGCTGGGTTGATGAAGTTGGTTCGGCAATCCCTGCTTTCTTTTCGGTGAGCTTTTCAGCCACAATCCTTCACACGCACGATCTTGGGTACATTGAAGGAGAGCCTGCCATTACGAGGGGGTTCATTAATGAAAGCGCTTTATACCCTTATTATATACGTGATGAAGTTGTCGAGCAAACCATGACACGAGCTTTTTCCGTCGGAAGCGATGTCGCAGATAGAGCCATCTCCTCCGCCGACGACATCAGGGAGGAAAACCTGCCTCCGGTTCTACAGGGCAGCGTATTTCGGTCGCAAGACTTTAATGAGCCGATCGAAATTGACACTTCTATCCCAATCCGTGCCCCCAGCGCCCGTACGGCGGGTCGTTCTCTCACCCCAATAACCGAAAGCGATGCTAGCAGCGATTAAAAGATTTAAACAATGTCAAGATACACAAACAAAAGAATCTTCCAAGCCAATAGAACACCGGCAGCAAAAGACATACTAAGATCAAGAAATCTAATAAACACAAGATTAATTGAAACAGCACTTGCCCAGCCTCTTTCTAATGAGGAAAGAGGGCAATATTCAATGCGAACCGTTATTTGGCAAAGAAGAACTAGATTGTTTAAGCTAGCTTTTGAGTTTTATGGAGACTCAAAACTTTGGTGGATTATTGCTTGGTTTAATCAAAAGCCAACCGACGCACACTTTTCTGTTGGGGATGAAGTTTTGATTCCTTTTCCATTGGATCAAATCTACGAGAGGCTTATTTAGATGGCTACAATTAATCCACAACGTTTAAATCCTGAACAAGTTGCTCTTATAAATGAGAATGTTCAACTGCGTATAAATATAATTATTCCGTACGAGGAATGGAACGACCGACGGCGGCAAGGTTTCAGTTCCGGCACTGCGGTAACACCAAATGGCGACCCTATAAACGAAGACCTTTATTTGTCAACTTTGGAGGAGATCGGGGTAAATAGAGCTCAAGTTTTAGAAGTTAACGACCCCCCTATAACACCCTCTCGTTTCCAGGGCCAGCTGAACGACCAGCTCCAACCAATTAAAGACGAAGAAGATAAGGTAATAGCCGGCGGCGGCCCTGGCGGGAGCTACGGCATACCAACGTTTATAATAGATCCAGCAACCGGACAAACGAGCGCCCTTGCTCAGTCAGAAGGAATTCCCCTTGCAGGCGAGATCCAAGAGCTAACTGGCGAAGCAGCCGTAACTTTCTTGTTAAACAGACAGCAAGGCGTCCTGGCCACACTAAACGAACGGATAATAGAAGACTTCTTTGACATGGAAATGACAAAACAAACAAACGTCATACCAGCAAGTTTTAGAGACGGAGGCTTGCTGATCAACTTCCTTCAAAAAAGACCAAGCCTTCTTCCATTCTTCGCAATGCGCACACCATATCTGTCTTTGTTGGTTCCAAAGATAAGATTGTTTAAAAGAGTATATAGAAGACAGACTGATGGCTCATATGCAATCCATAGCGATGGTGATCTAGAGTTTAAGTTTAAGTCGTTTACAAAAAACTCAGACATCGATGACATAACTAGCTACAATTTTGGAAGGGCCGGTGGCGCAGGGATTAAAAGTGTTAATTGGTCCTATGAAGGAACAAACCCAGAAGCTGTTAGGTCGTTTGTTAACTTTGATATATCATTGTTCTTTCAAAGTTTAAGCGATTTTGTTGGCACCAATACTAACGACGCCGAAGAAGCCTTAAGAAATCGAGACAGTGTTGATTTAATTAATCTTATTGGTGCTGGTATTGGCGTAGCAGACGAAGATGGCCAAGTAGAGTTTAAATTTGAGATAACAGCACAACTAGGTTGGGAACTCGATCGATCAATCAACCACAACCTTGCTGAAGATCAGAAAATAGAAGAGATCAAAGCAATCATCAGCCAGACAAACACAAACCTTCGCCTTTCTCTACAAGAGCACAACATTAATTTTAACGAAGATGGTACTTTAACCTTAGACATAAGCTATTATTCCGCTATTGATGAAGTTTTCTCAGATGAGAGTCTTAACATTTTACGAATTGGCCTCCCGGAAGAGGGCACGGCAATCCAGTCGATCGAAGAAGCAAGAGCAATTTTGGATTTAAGTACTCTAGGGACTCCAGGGGGCGCCTCTGGTGAATTAGATCCGTGCGCAGTCTCCACACTGGCGGACGCCATTCGTCCCAGTGTTTCTGATCTTGTAGATAATGAAGAGCCAACCGAGGAAGAGTTAGCCATCGCCGCAGCGTTGCAAGGTTCTGATGATGAAAACATAATTCAGAACTATAATAATATATTTAGGAAGATGATCGAAAGCAATAAGATTTACAGATTACAAGTCAGCACGGCTCAGGTTATCGGTTCGGTGAGCAGTCGCATTAATAATAATGATGCTGCACAGAGTGAGATTGTGATTAGGAATCTAACAGAAGATGTAATAAGAAATATAAGCACCGGTGATGACCTAAGAGTTGGAAAAATAACAATAGAATCAGTGGAGCCTCCTGCGGATCAACAAGCTATCGATGCTGCTGCAGAAGCCGCACGTGCAGCCGATTACGAGGTTGGTCCAAACCTAGATGGTATTGATTTGGGGCAGGCCCTAGATCTGGAAATACTAAATAAATATGCTGACGTCGGTCAAGGGCGAGGCCCCCTAACCATTGACTTTATAAGACTAGGAGACCTTTTAGACAACATAATAAGCGGATTGAAGGAAATACCAGGAACGCCTCTACAGGAAAGGGAAGAAGACTTCTTATTCGTAACCGGTCTTTACACCTACAGAGATATCGCAGCAGGTATACGAAAGGCATATAATTATTCTGATATGCTTATTTCTATTGATGCTTTTAGGTCATTTTTTACTGAGAAGATCATAAGGCCACTAAAAGTAAAATACAACCTAACAGACTTTATTATCGATATCGCAAATAAATTTTCTTATGTCAACTCAGTCCGGACGGCTAGCCAGGGCACTTTTGTTGTTGCCGAAGGCCGACCGACATTTGCAGCCTTCCAAGCGCCTTATTACAACTTGCGGGGATTCGTAGACGCACAAGATTTCATCCGAGCGCTCCCACCCGTCAGCCTAATTGGTATTGTGCCGGAGACCTACGCACAGTTAGTTAGGATCTACAACCCAACGTCATCCCCTAGCCCCAGAAGAGAAATAAGTTATTTTATTTTACGCAGTAGTGGTTACGCTATACAGAGAGATGGTGATGAACAAGAGGATATTAATGAAGGGATCTACCATTTAAAGCTAGGCTCTGATAGAGGCATCTTAAAATCAGTTAAGTTTAGAAAAGATGAAATTAGAGGCCGTAGAGAAGGTAGGATTGTTCGTGCCGGCGGCTTAAATCTAACAGCGCTAAGAGAAAAGTACGACGCTACAATAACAACCTTTGGTGTGCCCTTCATCTTTCCAGGAATGTATATATATCTTAACCCTTCCTTGATTGGCTTTGGTGCTGGGGCCGCCTCTGCCACAAACGTTTTAGGTTTGGGTGGGTATTACTTTATCAATAAAGTTAGGAACTCAATTAGCTCAGACGGATCATTTGATACAGAAATTGAAGCAAGCTGGGAAGCCTCTGCCGGCACCGATTGTAACGAGCCCGAACTCGAAATTATCCGTTCCCCTGTCAACGCAGAAAATCCATTGGGATTGTTTGACCCCGTTACCGGAGAAATTGCTGGATCGCCCGCATCGTCGACGCCACCCGCTGCCGGAGGCTCTGCTGCCGAGCCGATATCACTCGAACCGGAAGACGTCGCTGAAAGAATCAACACATCTCCTGCCGGGCAGTACGTCAGAGCAGTTGGCGGTACCGATGGGGTTGTGGTCGTTCCCAGAGGCGGTGGCGGTGGCGGCCGAGTCGGTTGGTAGACAATAAAACAATGGCCATACAAGAATTCAACATAGGGAAATTCATACAAAACTACTCAAGAAGGGTTAGAACAAATTATAATAGCGATCTAGATTATAAACTTTTCTTGGATCCAGACTTATTTCCACTTATTCCAAAAGATACCAAGCTTGTTGGGTTTAGTCAAGATTCTTTTGTTTTAGAAGAAGTAGCCGAACAATACAAAAAGTTTACAGATCTAATAACAAGAAAGATGTTTCAAAAGAAAGTTGGTTTTGAGTTTTATAACTTTACAAAAAAACCAGACTTTTCCAATAACAACTTATTAGAAGCATACACAAATAATCTAAATACTTATTATGGTTTACTTGTAGGTTACATAAACGGAAGAAACATAAAAATAAGAAATATCACAGATTTTTATAATACCTTTTTAGATTACATTGGAAGATACTCTAACATCCTTCCCTTGACTTTTTATAACTTAAACTTTAAGAAAAGGCTATTTTTTGAAAACAGCGGATTATCAATAGTTATAAAGCAAAAAGGAGTTGGTAACCCAACAGGAATCCTTGAAGACTTTCTTTCCTTTAGAAACATCAGAAGCACCAACGACTATGTAAGGCTAGCAAATTTACAAGGTTTTGAGGTAGATCTTGCAAACCCTTATCGTTTGGTGTATAATCCATTCAGAAAAATAAATAACGTTGACATCAAGCAGTTTTATGCTGATAACTTTTTTAACTATTTTAATTTAGAGTTTAGTTATCTTGACACAATGGTCACAACAATGTATAACCAATACAACAAAGACCGTTTTACAAACCACTTTTCCGATAAAGACAAAGTTTATTTTCCAAACGAGATGTGCAAGAACCAAATAAGAACAATAAAAGAAAACATCAATAAAGAAGGAACATTAACAAAAGAGCAAAAACTAAAACTATACTTCTTTGCGCTTTTATCAGAAACAAACCAAAACGAGATGCCAAATAAAGATAAAGTATTACATAATGCTTTGGCCGTGGCGGATTCTCTTGACATGCCGTCTGCAATGCGCTATACTGCAGCCCAAGTCAGGAGATCGTCCAAGACAACCACGCTCACCCCGGTTTTTTAATGTTCCAAACCCTTGATACGAAAAACAAATGCCACGCTGTCTATGAAGACGGCGTTTTTCATTTTGACGGTGTTGAAACAAAAACCGCAAAAACTTGGTCTTATCACCATGCAACCGATAAGGAAGATCTGCAAGTTGCAAACATTTGGGCTGGTGGTCGTTCCTTAAAAGAATGTTGCCCAGCCGATGTTATGCCAGAATACTTGGAAATCGAGAAAAAACTCCAAGCTTTCAACATGGCTTTTAGCGCCGTTGACTTCAACATCCAAGAATGGTGCGTGTACGACTTTATGCCGCTTTCTTTTTTGATTGACCTTTGCGAGGTAAAAAATAAAATAACTAAAAACGTCCTGCAAAACTATACCAAGCCAAAATCTTATGATCATTTATTGGAAGTGCACCGCTTTCTTTCTGAGATGAACTATAAGGAAGTTCTTTTTGATTTTGATGTGGCGGCACAGGCAAGCACAACAAAGGCCTTACAAAGCAAACTACGAAGCCTGAAAGGCATAAATAAGTGGGTGCACTACGATCCTTACGGCACGATTACAGGAAGGTTGAGCACAAAGCCAAATACGTTCCCGATTCTTAACCTTCCGCACGAGTTTAAAACAGCCGTGCGCCCACATAACGATCTTTTTGTTGAGTTGGATTATAACGCAGCTGAACTTCGCACAATGTTGGCCCTGGCTGGTAAAGAACAACCCGAAGAAGACATTCACGAATGGAACATGAAAAACGTGTTCTCTCGTATTGAGGATCGTGATCAAGCAAAGAAAAAAGCTTTCCAGTGGCTTTATGGCAAAACCGCCGCAAACAAAACTTTAGAAAAGGTTTACGATAAAGAAAAAATCAAAGCCGATTGGTTTCATTACGATTTTATCAATACACCGTTTGGTCGTGCGATTGAAAGCGATGACGACCATGCAATCAACTATGTTATTCAGTCAACAACCGCAGACGTTGTTTATGAAAACGGAAACAAAGTCAACAAACTTCTGAAAGGGCGCCAAACAAGCCTGGCTTTTATTATCCACGACTGTATTATTTTGGACTTAAGCAAAAAAGATCTTGATTTGATCGACAATTTGGTGCATACTTTCTCCAACACTCGTTTCGGAGACTTTAGAACGACCCTTAAGGCAGGTAAAACACTCGGTAGCCTCAAGAAGATTGCTTTATGATTAAAAAAGTTATTGGTATTGGCGACGGCGGAAGCCAGATTGCCGAACATTTTAAAAAGTATTATGATTATTCTGTTTTTTGCGTTTCTGAAAAAGGTGATATCAAGCTCCCTGAAGCAAAAAAAGTAGAAGATCTAGAAAGCAAAATGTTCGAGACCAAGAAAAAATGGTCAAAAACATTAAAAGCTTTTGCTGCAGACGATGAATTACTTTTTATTGTTAATGGAGCAGCAAGATCAGCAGCAACTTCCTTGGTTTTAATGGGAGAAGTCAAAGAAAACCCAAAAACAGTGATCTTTGTTAAATCAGACCCAAATACAATCAACGGAACAGCAAAATTGCAACAAAGAGCCGCTCTAATGGTTATGCAGGAGTTTGCACGCTCTGGATTGATCGAAAAAATGTTTATTGTTGATAACATGGCATTAGAAAAGATCAACCCAGAAGTTAATATTCTAAATTATTATGAGCAACTAAACGATCTTATTGTTTCAACTTTTCATATGATCAACTTTTGCAAGGACCAGCGCCCCGTGCTAAATACAACGGACGATCCAGTGGAAACCGCCCGTATTGCAACGCTTGGGGCATTTAATGTCGAGAATGGCGAAAAAAAGCTTTTTTATTCTCTTGACTTCCCGAGAGAGACAAGCTATATTTATGTTCTGAACGATGAGGCACTAAAAGAACCGGCTAAACTGATGAACATTAAAGACATCAACACGGCTGCAAACAATGCAGAGCCATCAAATGCATCGTCATTTGTTATTTATCGTTCGGACTTAGAACACAACTATGGATATATTGTGCAATACAGCACGATGATTCAAGAACAGTTGATAGAAAACCAAAACTAAGACATCACGATCGCCGCCGGACATTTTTTCGTTTTTACGTGGATAAGATCCGGCGCTCGATCGTCTAACTGATGTGAGGCGCTCACGGGCGCTCGACCGATGGGAAACGAACGCTTGACGTTCGCTACTCTCTGGTGTATAATAAACTAAATTTGGTGACCATTCGGGTCGCCACGGCCAACCAAAGGAGGTACACATGGCTATTGATATGAGCAAGATGAAAAAGAAGTTGGATCAGCTGAACAATAAGGGCAGCACCGGAGGCCAATACCTAAAGATGGAGCTAGGGAATACTTATGAGATTCGTATTCTTCCTACGCCTGATGGCGATCCATTCAAGCAGTATTTTGTCCACTATCGTGTGGGCGACTCTCAGCCGTTCCTTTCACCGAAGAAGAACTTTAATGAGGACGATGCGCTTGATCGGTTCGTGCGAAAGCTTTATGATGAAGGCTCGGAAGAAAGCCGAAACATGGCTCGTGACTTGTCTGCCAAGGCTCGTTTCTTCTCGCCTGTAATTGTTCGTGGCCAGGAAGATGAAGGTCCGAAGGTTTGGTCATACTCAAAGACTGTTTACCAGGAACTTCTAAAGACTGTGCTGGATCCGGACTTTGGCGACATTACAGACCCAAACACTGGTTTCGATCTCAAGGTTACTTACGACAAGCCGAATGGCAAGATGTATCCGGAGACTGTGGTTCGTCCTCGGCCAAAGGCTTCAAAGCTCTCCAAGGATGAGAACCAAGTTGAAGAATGGCTTGCAAACCTTCCGGACATTGATGGAATGCAAACCCGAAAGACTCCGGCAGAAGTTCAGGAAATCCTAGATGCTTTTCTTATGTCTGACGATGTAGACCCAGAAGAAATGGCTAGTGAGACTGTTCGCTCTGGTGGCAGCAGCCGAGTTGCCGACGCACTATCCGACTTGGTATAGCGGCTTATGGGGATCAAAGATCTAAAAGACCTTCTGAATAAGAAAATGGGCGCCATTGTCGCCCATGATCTTACAAAGGAAAATCCAACAGAGGTAAAAGATTGGATCCCCACAGGTTCTCGGTGGCTTGACTCTATTATTTGCAAGGGTCAAGTTGCCGGGATTCCTGTTGGGAAATGGACTGAAATCGCCGGTCTAGAGGCAACGGGTAAGTCTTACATGGCGGCACAGATTGCTGCCTCGGCTCAACGTAAAGGCATTCAGGTTGTTTATTTTGATTCAGAATCATCAATCGATCCTGCTTTCTTAACGTCAGCAGGATGCGAGCTAGAAGACTTGCTTTATGTTCAGGCAACTACCGTTGAGGATGTGCTTGGGCTAATGGAGACAATCTTAGAGCAAACCGAAGAGCGTGTTTTGTTTATTTGGGACTCGCTGGCTATGACACCAGCAAGAGCAGATCTAGAGAAAGATTTCAATCCTCAAGCAACCATGGCAATGAAGCCAAGAGTGCTAGCAAAAGGAACAGAAAAGCTTTCACTTCCAGTCGCAGACAAGCAAGCAACTGTTTTGATTCTAAATCAACTCAAAACAAACATTACCACAAATGCTGCTGAGGCAATGACCACACCTTACTTCACTCCAGGCGGCAAAGCACTTTCATATGTTTATTCGCTTCGGATTTGGCTTACAGGCTCAAAAGCGAAGAAGAACTTTATTACAGATGAAACTGGCTTCCGTCTTGGTAAGCTTGTGCGCTGCAAACTAGAAAAGTCAAGGTTTGGAACAGAAGGCCGAAACTGCGAGTTCAAGATTATGTTCGGGACAGACAGT